CGAATCTTGACTACAGTCGCTGACTGCCATCGACTGCCACTCTTAAACTTGGTGTTGGATCCAGCAATCTGCTTGCCACTGGAATTGACGGCAGCCACGCCATAGCCGGGGACATAATTAATGGTAATCAGCCCAGCTTGGTCGGTATACTTCTGCGGCAGCCACCAGCCACGTCCGATGTTGTAACACGCCTGGTTGCCGATAATACTGATGCCGTTGGACCGCCAGGCCGTCCCATGCTTGAGTACCAGATTGCTGCCAGGCACCTGCTTGCCGTTATCGCCAAGAGCGGCCACACCGTAGCCTGGAACATATTTGACCGTCACAACATTGGGGTTGTCTGCTGCAGGTGAGCTATCGGATACGCCGCCAGCCAGATCAGTTGCCAGCTGGGCTTTGCTGATCCCCCATGAATCAAGATAGGCATACGGATCCACGTGATCACCGCCATAATTGGTCGTCACCCAGGCATGTGTCTTGATCCCTCGATTACCCGCGCTGCCCTCGTCGAGAGTAAGCGGGATCCCATAGGTTTGAGCGGACTGGCGAGCCAGAGCAATATACGCCTGATAGTCCCGCCGGAACGTCTCACGGTCCGCTGTGCGGGCCAGCTCGATCTGCACAGGTGCATATGGATTGGCAGACAGAGCTGCCCAGGAGACGTAACCAGGGTCACCGATTTGATAAATCTGGCCGCCACCACCTACGAAGTACGTCGAATATGCGTTGCTCCAATTGCTGCGCATGAATTTGACCTCGTTCAATACGGCATTGGCATCATACACGTCCTTCTGGTTGCCTGACTCGTGGAGGATCACATACCACGGCAGTGCCACCCGTGCATCCCCCTGGTTGGCGCCCAGGGCATACCCTTTATTGATTGACAGTGCCATCCTTGGTGTCCTCCTTCGGCCCAGTCTTGAGCTGAGCACCGGCGTCCCGTTGGTCTTCATGCTTCTCCTCCGGCACTGTGGTCAGGGGAGCAGCCGGCAGTGTCTGGGCCTCGTTGAGACTCGCAGGGCTGGCCGCACTCTCGGTCGTACCGAAGGCTGTGGCCGATAGTCCTTTAACACCGTCGAACAGGCCCGAGGTAGCAGCACCCAGCAGCAGACCTTGCAGCGCAGCGGGTACCCAGTTACTGTCCTTGGTTGCAACCACCGACACCAGACCGGCCACCACACCCAGGCCCATGGCGATCCACGGCAGCCACTTGTTATTGACCTTTGTCTGCTTGATGGCCTGCACCAAGGCCAAAATAATAGCAGCGCTGATTACCAGCTCCGCTGCCGTACCGAGATTTAACGTTTTGATAAAATCCATTATTCATCGTCCTTCTTTCGTTCGTTGAGTTCTTTCCGTAGTCGGTCGACTTGCTTTTCGGACGCCAGCCACTTGGAATAAATGGCATCTCGTTCGGCTCGGAGGCTCTCGATGAGCTTGTCACGGCTGTCGACATCGTCATTGTGTTCTTCACGGTGATTCTTCTTGTTAAATTCGAGATACGCGAGCAGCCCCAATAGCAAGGGGCTTAACACATTTAAGAGCGGCGCCAGTTGCTTAATGATCTCCTCCATTAGCATCGCTCCCCCTTGCCAGCAAGATAATAAATGCAGTCACCGCAGCGTTGCTCATCCACGGCATAATGTCAGTACCCAACGCCACCCAGTGGAGTAGCTGATAAGTCGCCAAGGCGCCCATGGTCATGGTCGATAGCACAAGGATTGCCCGATTCCATCGGATGTCTTTCGCACCTAACAGCACCCAGAGGAGATAGGCCAAGCCGACCAGCATAAACCAAAAACCAACCCAGTCATCGTTGGCAAAAAGCAAAAAATCCCCTGGAGGCCAGCGGAAATAGTTGTCATGATTAACTAGGAAAATACCTGTTCCGATGTGCAACAGGCCAAGCACCTCATGCTGCGGATTGTCTTTAATCCGTTGCCACATCGCTCTTCACCTCCTCACACCAGATATCCAATCAGGAAGCTGGCAATGATCAACAGGATTACGCCTGCGGCTTGCCAGCGTCGTCGTTTTTTGCTGTGTCGAGGATCTTTTGAACCTGGGGACGGATCACTTCAGGGACTTCTTCAATTTTGCGGCCGCCATCAAGGACATTGGCTGCATAAAGAGCAGAGAGCGCGGAAAATTTGAAATTCAACATGATAATTTCCTCCATTCATTTTGGGTAAACAAATACCGCTACTTTTCAGCAGCGGCTGCATCGACAAGTTTCTTCACGTCATCCCGGATCAGTTCCGGGACGGAATCAATGGTTCGTTGGCCGTCAGTGATAGCCTTGGCATAGAGCTGCTTGATGGCATTCATGCCTTTGTACCTCCTTCAGCGGTCTCTGTCTTGCCGTCGTCCTTAGCAATCGTGCTGGACAATACCAAGTCAGAAATTTCCAGCAGTGCCGCCTGCAACTGTTCGGCCTGTGAGCTTGCACCCTCTGCCGCTGTCTTGGCATCAGTCGCCGTAGTATTGGCCGTAGCCGCAGTCTGACCAGTGGACTTCAGACCAGCAGCCAATTGGCTCAATTGCAGCTTAAGCGCGTCTTCCGACCCGTCAATCCATTTGAGCTGACTCCAATCATAATATGGGAGCTTTGCCTTAAGATCATCTGGGATGGGATCAGTGGTATACGGATGCGTAGCTTCCACGTCCGTCGGCCAATACATGAGCGCAAAATACGTCCCGTCTTACCGGACTTTTTCATATGTCTTATAAACCTTCTTCATTGCATTCTCTGCCATTTCGGCACCTCCTATTACTAAAGCTATGCGTTAGCCCTCCAATTTCTGCGTTATTGTACTCAACACGGCCGTGAATTTATTGCTGCCAATTACAAAGTTGTTTTGGTCTCCTCCGGGAATCACTTGCACTGCGTTATTAACTGAATCGTATTTGAACGTCAGGCCAAGATATGTTGGTGAATCAAACCTGGCAGGAGTAGCTTGGTCAAAAGCAACTCCCTTACCACCCATTCTTACATCAGCAATAGTCGTCCAACTCGAGAGAGACACGCCATTGCTTAATTGTGCCGTAGTCATTTCCAATGGCTTTTGCTTGTAAATAACTTTGGCATAACTACTTGGATTGACCATCGGATATTTGATGAGAGTTAAGGTGGTAAACGACCACGGAATAATGTCAAACCAAAACTGCAGGACTCCATCCGGCAGTGGCGATACCGGAATTCCTATAGATGGAAACTCGGAATAGCTATTAACAATCAAACCCGGTTGAGCAAGAACATTCATTAGTACCCCTCCAGGTGATTTTTGAACAAACTCGGTTCCCTTTACTGATATTGTTTGTCGTTCTTGCCCATTAATAATCAACGCCATTTGCAATGCCTCCTCAATATACCGATATTTTTCCAATCGTCATTGTCACTCATCTGTTACATAGGGACGGTCAACTTCTTCCGTCTTTATATTGATTTCCACAACAGACAGCCCATACCGAGGCGGATTTACAGTGATTTTCCCATGTTGCGTGATCGTCCCGTTACGTGTTCCATTTGATTCAGAAGTGAACAGGTTAGATGTCCCACTCGGTGTATTTTCTGAAAAGATGGAGTGGTGCGGAAAGTGTGAATTCCTGATCGCCCAGTGAAATTGTGTCGCGCTGGACACCGCCAACTACAAAAGCCAATATGATCATCCCTTCTCGTCGATTGCCCAGATACCGTTTTGCTTGTCCGCAGTGCTGAGCTTGTCATAGGCCGTACGCGTAATCGGTTTTATATAACCAGCCAGCGCTGTGTCGATCTGTGCGCTGACCTGATCGGCTGTACGGTATTTTGCGCCGTCGCCGATGGTCAGGTACTTTTTATCAGCGTCTACCTTAGATAAAAAGTCAGCGACCAATTTATCAGTCGTCGTGTACTTACTCATATCTGGTGCTGGGACAACAATGGCGATATTGCCGTCAGTGGCTGGCAGAATCTTATCGCCACCGTTGATGGTCACGGACCGGGCAGGCTTACCCAATTCGTCCTTGGTGGCATAGGTATCTTTGATCCGACCCTCCAGCATATCCAATGCGGCCTGCCCTAAACCCGATGTGCCGTCCTCTGGCAGGATGATCTCCAATTTGTCTGTGTCGCCAATCGTCGAGCTAATCCAGTAAGCCTGAGACGAGCCAGCATCGTCTGGATACACGTACTGACCGTTTTCAAACGTCACGATAGAATATAGGATCTCGTCACCGGGGGTCTTGTCGTCCACTGGCTTAGCAAATAGTCCGAGTGTGTTGAGTGTAAACGCCTTGGCCGTCTTCGATTGGTTAAAGACAGCTTCCACTTGGACCGTCGTGTCATCGACCACTTTAGCGCCGCTGACCTGTGTCTCCTGATTGACTGGGATATCCTTCGCAAGCAGTATAGACAGTTCATCGTCAGTCTTCGCGTGCAAGTCAATCTCGCTGCCGACTGCCCGCGTGAACATTATCTTGGTCTGGCCCGCCTGGACCTGAGCAGTCAATTTTAAGCCTGCAGTCGTAAATGTATTACGATTTGTTGCCATTGTTCAGCCCCCTTTCATTGTTTGAATGCCGCTGGCACGACTACGCTGCTGCGAGTCCGTGTTGATTGCCCGATGTAAACACCCATCGGATCCGTTTGTACCACGTGCGAGATTGTCAGATTGACCGGCACGTATTGGTTCAACATGCCAAACAGACGTTGCGTGAGCGATTTGCTCAGTGAGTCGGTCAGCACGAAGATCCGAAACGCTGGACCATCGACTTGCACCGTCGCCTCTGCGAAGCCCATGAGCTTGATCAGTTCCCGGAGATAATTGATGGTGATTGGCCGCGGCGGCAACAGATGTAACAGCACATCGTACCGGCGTGTCTCCAAGTCGGCACCTGGCAACGGCGTGATGCCGAGCATGTCCTCGTACACAGATATACCGTCCACGTCAGCCAACATGATGGACTGGTTTCGTCCGGTGCGGTTCACCGTGGCGTACAGTTCATCCAGTTGGGGTTGCTCAGACCGCATCAGCTGGTGCATGTCCAGCACGTCGTCGTAGTAATCAGGCAATAGGCTCTCCAGCCGAATTAACTCAGCCATTAACTGTCACCTCACCTAACACCGGCAGCTCCGACAGCACGCCCGTGGACGTCATCTTGATATCAACGTCGCCGCCAGCAATGGTCAAGTCCGTGGCGTTGATGATGCCGGGGATCCGGAGGACTGCCGCAATGATTTGAGCCCGCAGGATCCGCAGCGTATACGAACGATGCGAGATATCCATATTTCCCCAGGTTCGGCGAACACTGTCAAAGTAACCTTCGATGGCATCCTTGATTTGAGTTCGGACCTCATCCACTTGGACGCTGCCATCGGTTTGGACGGTCACCACAACATCAATCTTGCGCTCAGTCGGTCCAATGACTGTTACCGTGTGTCCAATGGGTGCCAATCCGTAGCCATCACCAGGCATGTCCTGTGGATCAATTGCAGCCTGCACATCGTGGATCAGCTGATCACTGGGCGTCGAATAATCGTTGTCCAGGATGACCAGTTTGACTGTGCCGCCGCCTGCCCAGGTTGGATAAATCTGCACAGCTCCCACCGTGTGCAGCTGAGCCACCATGTCCTGATAATCTGCCACGTTACCGCCATAGGCATTGACGTTGTAATTTGCCAGGATCCGTTTGCGGAACTCGTCGTCAGTCTCGACATTACGGGCTGGTACGCTAATCTCAATGATTTGAGCATCAGCCACGTCATCGTTAGGTGTGATGGGCAGGATTTGACCAACATAATGATTGGCTGCGTCTCCTGTTGTCTCACAGGTAAGCTGACCGGTGCCGTCATCGTTGACTTTTGTAACAGCATAGAAAAACGGTGAGGACCCAATACTGGCAAAGCGGTCCCCCAGCTCCACATTGGCTGGTTTGCCATCCCGGTCTAGGAAGCGACCAGTGACAACAGCAGCTGTCGCCGCAATCCGGGTTAACCCCCGTTCTTGACCGCGATAGTCCAGATACTGGTTGGTTGCAGTCTGCGTGTAGCTGTCGAGAATCCATTGCCGGATGTACAGGATCACTTCCGCAAAACTGTATGCCGAGGGCGCTAGTGCGTCATAAATAATCGATCCTTCACGACTGTCGATGTTGTTCGGTACCTTATCCAGTGCCTTATCCTTCCAGTAATCAAAATCCAACGCAGCCAGTTTGTCGGCCATCTCTTGCGGCGTCATGTTGTCACCTCGCTTTCAATGTTGAGTAATCCAAATTGTGTCGTGACCGTAGCAAAGACTGACAGCTCATCACTGCCGGTCTGTTCAATCTTGTCAACTCGGACGTCGTTCACACGGTCATCGGCCTTCAAGGCTTCCACCAGCATTCGCCGTACCTCTGCCTTGACGTATGGCATTTCTTTCCCCAGCAACTCTGCTAGGTCATTACCATACTGATCATCATAAATGGGCCAGACAAACCGCTCAGTCCGCAGTATCTTGTCAATCGCTTGGCGTGCAGCGTCTTGGCCGTCAATCATGCCCACTATTCGGCCGTTGCTCACTCGGTAAGTGAGTGACGGCGCAGTGACCTCAATCACGTCGCCTTGGTTATCCATCACTCATCACCTCCAGTCTTCTCCAAGATGAAGAACGACTGGCCGCCGTCAGAACGGATCATCACAACGCCGTCACCGGCCTTCAATGATTCGTCCACCTCAACTTCTTCAGTGCGATCGTTGTCTCTGGTGTCCGTGCGGTCCTTATATGTGACTTTGACCTTGTGTTTGGTCACGTGTAGACCCAGCGTGAGAAAGTTGTCGGTCAGAATCATGTTGTTGCTGAGCTGGACTTTGAGCGGTGAGGTACTGACGACTTTGCCATAGACGAGATCAGCGTATTCGTTTGGCTTGCCACCCCGCGAATTCATTTGATTCAATATCCATTCACCTGCCATCAGATGTTCACCTCCAGATCCATTGTCCAGTTCTTCGGGTCAAACTTGTGCGTGACCTTCGTGATGTTGACTTGGCGCTGGCCAATACCAATGTCAGTCAAGCTTTGCACTTTGAGATAACAACTGTCGCCAGCTCGTAATTCAGTCGTGCCGAGTGCGGTCAGTCGCAGCGTGCGTTCTTCCTTGTTCTTGGTCCGCAGGATATCCTTGGCCTTCTGCTGCATGGCAGCGGCGTTCATCTTGTCGTCATTGACCTTCTCGACAACTTGCAGCTTGCCCCATTTACTGACAGTCGAGCCAGATGCTGACTTGGTGGTCAGGGTCGTGTTGGCCGGATCATCACCGCTGGACGAGTCTCTTACGGTCGCCGTGGTTTTACCTTTGTCCTTCTTGGACTTCTTCACAACTTTCACGACGTTTGCTGCGTCGTCAATGCTGGTGTCGTACTTCCAATCCGTGAGCAGTGACTTATCGCCAATGATGATGTCACTCTTGGCAGACGGCATGGCCAGGAACTCAACCGTGCCGTCATTGTCGCGGAGAAAATATCGTTTGCTCGTTGCCGTGGCCGTATCATCCAGATCAGCCTTGATCATGTCGAAATAGGTCTCCCCATCGGACACTTTGGCTGGCAGCTTGTAACTGGATCCCGTCACCACTCGATACGGAATCCCTGCTGCCTTGCACATAGTTTCAAAACGTTGGCTGGCAGTCCCAGCAGGCCAAATGATACTGTCCTGATTTTTCAGATATCGCATATTGTCGTAAGCGGTGCAAGAAAATACCTCATCGCCGGTGTATGAGACTTTGAAAATGTGACCGAAGAATACTTTGACACCGTTCCAGGAGAACCTGACCTCATCACCATTCTGTGGCGTGAACCAGTCCTGCACTTCAATCAAGTCGAACGTCAGGGATCCAGCGGCAAAGCCGGTGTCCACTTCCAGTTGAGGCGTTGTCTTAAGAATCGGCAGCACATTCCAGCGTTCGGGGTTACCCCGTCTGCTGATTTGAAACGTTGTCGCTTTATCCATTGATCACACCCCTTTCAAACTTGATGCTGATACCCAACCCTGCGGCAATCCACCGAGAGTAGCCACGTGGTAGGGCCGTGCCCGTCCCGGAGCCACCAGGGTGATTTTTAACTGTACGTTGTGTTCCTTCATTCCTGGCCCGCCGCCATAAGAATCCCGGAACAGCTGGCCATTGGCCACCACTTTCGAGCCAATGCCCAGCTTTTTAGCCGGGGCGGCACGGGCCGTTCCCTTCTTAACTGCGATCTTTTTACCGGATGGTGCCGTCTTAACAGTCATCCGTTTGGCCTTGTACTCACGCCATTCGGTCAAGGCCAG